TCAAGAAACGTACGACCGACTTACCACCCAAACGTACAAAGATGCAGAAGGCAATACCGTTACTGTAAAGCCTGCATATGTCACTGAGGACATGGCACAAGTCCTTCTTAACACGTCTATCGATCAGTTGAGCAACAAAGAGCAGTATGGTTTGGTGCTTGCCGAAGCATCCCTGATGATGGCCGGTGCCGGTAAGATGAAGGCAGCGACCGGTCGTAAGGACATCTTGGGTGTAGAAAAGAATCTCAAAGACCTCGCAGAACGTGCCTCGAAGCCGGACGCCACAGAGGCCGATATCGAACTCTTTGCTAAGTACAAGGGTATGACTACTGTACAGGCCGGTGAGGCTATGCGTATGGAGGGATTGGTTTCGAGCTTCAACAAGAAGAGTGCCCTCTACGCTCTCGGCGTAGATCGTGCCACAGGGAACCTAACCAAGATACTCAACGAGCGTGACGTGCTGTCTCAACAGATGCGCGATATGCGTAGCAACGGCGTCAACAAAAAGTCTGCACAGTATCGTACGGTTGAGGCCGAGTATAATCGTCTCGGTGGTATGGCATTCCGAGCCGGGGTCACCGGTCGTGTTCTTCCAAACATCAAAGAGAACTTTGTCGAAGCAGCCCCTCTCTCTGTCGTCATGTATTCTATGGGTGAAAGCGAAGGTGTGCGCGAGTTCTTCGGAGGAGATCGTTTAGCTGCAGAAGGTATCGGTGCCCTCGCATACATGGTGTTTGGTAAACCCGTAGTGAAGGGTGTAGGCAGTGCCGGATACTGGGTGAATCAGCAGGGCGGTGATATTGTAGGCAAGGGACTCGGTATGGTCGAATCTATTGCTAATATCCCCTTTGCCGCTGTCGGTCTGAACGGCATCAAGGGTTACCTTCGCGACGGCAATATGCAAAACGTACGAAAAATTTATAAAGCTCGTACTGGTGAAGAGTTACCCCGAGAAGTTGAAACAGCCCTAACATACGTAGGACGAGTATCTGCCGCTCTCGATGACGATGGACTCGATCAAGTCGTAACTTCGATGCAAAAGCATCAGGATCGCATGGCCCGTATCGTAGAAGCATTTCCTCCAGAGATGCGCCCTGAAATCGAAAAGATTGTCGCAACAGATTTTGCCCGCCAGTCTAGTATCGGTTTTATGAACGCCGCTAACAGGCTTGCACGTTTTAGTGTCGATGCACGTGACGCGGGCAGCTTGAAACACATGAGCGAACAACAAAAGTACGTTCGTGTGATGGAAGCCGAGTCTGGAAAGACGGCACAGATGATTAGCCGCCTACGTGAGATGGTCGCAAATCGTACAGACATTTCCGATCCACAAGAGGTAGAGAATTACATCCGCTCCCTAGAAGCGGCGCAGACAGCCCAGACGCGCCTCGTTAACACAGAGAAGGCGGCTCTTTCTGGACAGATCACGTCCTTCCGTGAAAACATCCTAGTCGATCCGAACACAGAAATTCCTCCGGGTATGCTCGAAGGACTCGACGACATGGAGCTAGAGCTTCTCGCCCCTACCCTCGTTGACGACGTAGCTATGCTCGGTAAGCTCGACGAACAGTACGCGCGTAACACAGAACTACTCGCACAGCGTATGGAGAACATATCTCTATACCGGCGTAACGATGCCAAGCATCTCAAAATGACCGCACGTAACCTTGAGATGTCGATGATGGAACGTCTCAAAAACATGAAGCGCAAAGCCAAGCGCGGTTTCGTCGGAGTAGATTCTAAGGCTCGTAAGGCTGGTAGAACGATCACTGTAAATAAAATGATCATGGACCTGATGGAGTTTGCTCCGGATGATGCGGGTACGCTCGAAGCCTTCTTCAACAAGAAGTCAAAGTTCTTTACGGGTACACTTGGTCGTCAGATGTACACGGTTGCAAACAAAATGGCCGTACGTTCTCTCGAAGGCTTGGAAGGTAACACGTACGAAAACCTCCGTAAGCTCCACACGAACCCGAATGCAGGTGAATACTTTTTAGGTGAAGATGTACACCCTCTCGATATTATGCTCTTTTACATGAACAGGGGTGAGGGTCCGGAGTTTAAAGCTACGCCCGGTGAAGTCATGGATGTGTTTTCTGCCTTCCGTGATTACGCCGTCCGCACCGGAGACGACGAGCTAGCCTCGATGTACGATGGATATAGCCGTAACGTCGAGAAGCTAATCAAGGATCAAGCTCCTGAACTTTTTGCTGACTGGCAAAAGGCTCGTGCAATTTATCAGACGGAATGGTTCGACAAGCTCCGTGTCAACGGTCCTCTTGGAAAAGTTCACAAGTCGCAAAACGGCCCTATAAAAGCCGTTGGAAAGCTCGACGACAGTGAGGGACAGGAAACGTATTTTCTCGAAGATATCGCTATCGGAGAGGAGATTCCGGAAGGAGCAGTCATAAGTGATCGTCTCTTCCAGATCGCATACAAAAACATCACACCCCTCGAAGCCTTCGATCCCTTTACAGATAGTATCTCAAAAGCTCTTCGTGGTGATGATGCGGCTATGAACTCTATCATAAAAGTTCGCGATCAGTTTATACAAGAGTTTAGCGACATCTCCCGCATGGGCGGTGCGGAGTTTGTGTTCGATCTGTCTACTGAGGTAGGGGAACGAGACTTTAACCTCGTCAAAAACGTACTCGAAGAGGTCGTGTACGCCAAGTGGGGCAAGCAAGCTGCAGAGCAATTACAGCAACGCTCGTCACCTCTCGCTGCTACTCAAGGCGGCGGGTACGACTGGGCGTCTATCGAGAACCTCAACGAAGTGCAAGATGCCTTGACCGTACTCGTAAAAGTTGAGGGCAAGGATCGCCCAGTACGCATGAAGCTCGTCGATCTCGATGACATGCTCGAACAGGATCGTGGGATTGCAAGTATCCTCAACAAGGCACGTTCAGGCGACGGTGATCCGAGCGACATGGTAATCCTCGAAGATTACGGAAAGTATCAACGTCGAGTCGTTCAACAATCCGAAGCTGTTCGTAGCAAAGTCATCAGCGATACAAACATACAAGATGACGGCGCGAAGCTCATCAATCGCTTCATTGGACAGAACACACCACGTCAGTTCTTCGAGAAGATGGTTGTCAACGGCTCTGCAAATGCCATCGAAGAGCTTAGAGGTGAAGTCCTTTCAAAGGTAGGAGATCGCTTCACCACAGAGGTCGGGGGCGTGCAGCGCACGTATTCTACAGAAGAAGCCTTCGATAAAGGTATCTCGTACCTTTTGATACGCGGTATGATGGATTACGGCGGAGTCGCTCCGGTACAGGGCAAGAAGAACGTGGGCCTCGACGGTGAAGAATTTACCAACATGGCCCTGTACACACCAGAGATGATAGTCGAAGCCCTAGAGCGAGACAACGTCAAGGCCATTCTCGGACGATACATGGACTCTGATCATCAGCAATTCATCTCTGATATGGCCGAAACCTTGAGCGAAGAGATGGCGTACGTCAGTCGTCAACAGGGTATCGAACCCAAGATCGATAACATCGTACGTCCGATGAACACTAATCAGCTCATCTCTCGTGCATTCAACCTTGCACGCGGTATGGTTTCACCGCAGTACGTGGCCGCAGAGTTTGGCGTGTCACTCGCTTCACAGGCCGGACTCGACCTGATGAAACTCGCGGCAGGTAACAAGGAAGCTGCGGACATTATGCTCCGTATGATGAAGTTCCCGAAAGATATGACGAAAGCAGACTTGGATACTTTTGACAACCTCGTCACTGACTTTGTAATTTCTGAGCTTGGTCAACTCGGAGAAGAGGGCACAAAGATGCTCGAAGACCTACTCCAACCATCCCAAGAAGAAGGATCAAACTAATGAAAATGTACAACAACGGCCAGCGTAAGGCCATGATGTACGGCGGTATGTCGAAGCGCAAGCCGATGATGTACGGCGGTATGGCAAAGAAAAAACCCCGCAAGAAGGCTCAAGCGGGGGGCATGATGTCAACGACACCTATGCAACAGAACATGGCTATGAAGCAGCAGCAGCCTCGCATGATGATGGCGGCGGGTGACAAAGCTACCAAGTTTGGTATGCTTAGTGTCAAAGCTGGGATTGATAAGAATCCGAAGCCCACAGCCGCAGATCGTATCGCAGGAGCTAAAGATAAGTAGAAGACTTCTGCATAGCCTCGTCGGCTACGGTACGAAGGTAACGAAGAAGGGATGCTACCGAGTGCGAACCCTCGTACTCCGGCATCCCTTTATTCATTGTACGTTCGAAATCTTCCGGACGTACGGAGTCATAAAGTAACTCGACGCTGCCATTAGTGAGTAGGTTAGCTTCGAGCTTGAACAGTTGTGCTTTCGGTTTCAATGTCTTGTAACTCGCTGATTGCAAGGTTGTAGCAATCCGCCTTGAACACAAATCCGTTGTCCGGATCAACATCCCCCCGGCGGTGGTGCGTGGCATTTTTATAGAAGTCACGCTTATCTATTTCACCTAAGACCCACGCACGTGTGCCGTCGATCTTGATGCGTACAAAAACGTACGAGTCGCAGTCTTGCTTCGATCCGTGCGCTGCAACAGAACAATCGTAGTACGTTTTGGGAGGCGTGTTACACCGCTTGGTCTTCACGTCGATACGCCTACCGTCTAGGACGAGATCATAATCGTGCGTATTCGCTTCTGTAGCACCCGTGAGGTCGGCTACGATGAGTTCGCCTATAGCACCCACCACATGACTAGCACTGCCCGTGATGCTGCCCTGTAAGACGCCTACAGTGGCAGTTTTTTTTTGTGCGCGTTCGACTAAGTCAGGCGTTATCTTTACTTCGATCAACGATCTTTCTCCACTCTTCATAGCACGGATGGTTCCGGGGTGGATCGTACTGAATCCACCCCTTCCCCTGTTTCCATATCGGACGTGTTTCTTTCTTAGGCGGCATTCAAGTCTACCACTTCACACACGCCAGCCATACACGCTAGCTCACGTGAGCCAGACGTATTGTCTTCCCGTTCGTATTCGGACAACGCCTGCCAATCGATGTTGAGGTAGCCGTACGCTTGTTGCCACTCCAGATAATCTTCGCGTTCGATGTCCTGATAGGGTGCCTGCTGATAGGTGTGATCACTATGCGGCAGGAACGACACACCCGACGCCACATCGAAGTTCTCGTACACCCACGCGCCCACGTCCATCCACTCGTCCTCTTTGACCGTAATGGTCACAGACGGCTTGTGTTCGCACCAGTGAACAGCATACGTCTTCCAAAGCTCTAGCTGTTCAATAGCTGTCAGATCATTGCGAGTAACCGCACTGTCAGGCGACTCCATTGCAAAAGAGAACACAGTCGTATTGTCCGGCTTCATCACGTCCGGCTCGTTGT